CATTGCAATACTGAACAGGATAGAAGTGAAGATGCCTACTGCTTGTCTCTGGGTCATCTCATTACCTCCTCGAATGGATCAGTAGCGGGGAACGTCTGTAGCGCAGGTGGTTTGAGTGCTTCGAAAAGTTTTAGCTCGCGCAACGTGAATGCACGGTAGTGCAGGATGTGCTTCACTGCATCCATCTCGTGTACGTGTGCAGGCTTGTACAGACCGAGCTGCTTGACTTTCGCATCGGTCCAGAAGACTGAAGGGTCTTTGGTCTTCCTACCGTCATCGCCGTTGACGGTAGAAGGCTTCTGCCAAACGATCTCGACGTCATGCTGCGCGCACGCCAGCTCGAGAATTCCTATCACGTTCCGAGGTGTTAGATCCACCTTCGGAATTGCTCGCGAGCCACCGAAGTCGTACTTGCCTACTGGTCGGTAGTCAAAGCTTTCGCAGATGACCGTAACGCCCTTAGGGCCTACAACGTTCGTAGCCTTGCTTCTCAGCCAGGTGATGAAGAACCCATACAGTACTAGAGGTTCGTACGGCAGCACAGTAGTCTGCCAAGTTTTTGTGAAGTAGTTGAAATCGGCTAGTCCTGTATCACCACCAGGATCGACTGCCAGGATTGCATTAACCATAGAGGTGTCCTGCCGCTTGTCCGCGTCGGAGAGCCTGACTCAATTGCAAGAAGTTCTGGTGGTCTGCAAACGTTTCGTAGTAGACGATCTCTGCACAGTCCGGACACAAGCATCGGCCCAAAAGCACCTCTGGCCGACCAAGGTAGACAACGCTGATGTCATTCGGATTGCGTTCATTCTCCCTACACCATATCAGGAAGTGCTGGTAGTTACCTGCTGCTACGATGGTGCGTTTCTTTCTCTCTTCCATCACTGTGTCCCTACGTCATCATGCCCTGTGGATCTCTGTTAGTGTAGAGGGGTCCCGCGGCCTGTCAAACGAATCTAACTAAGTCTAACAGCTCTGTTCCCCATAGACGCATAACTCCCTTTAGAACCGATTGTCAAGCGTCTATCTAAGTCTAACTGCTTGACAAATACTTGACAATGAGAGAGCTAGCTACTCGTTTTCAAGATCTTTTAGCTGTGCTTGCAACTCAGCTATTCTGGCTTGTAGCGAAGCTATACGAGCCTCCTTTGACCTCTTGTTAGGACGTGCTTGTACCCAGATGTTGGACGGGTCGAGGTTGCCTCTGTTGCCATCTTTGAACCGAACCATCTCAGTGTCTTTGTCAATAGGCCTACCAATAATTTGCTCGGCGATGATATGTGCTGTAGGTAGCCACTTACCGTCTACGCGTGTGTGATGGTAACCGTTCTGGTTAGTGAATGTATCACCATCTTTGGCGGCACTACCTCTGGGCATCACACCTCCTTTAGTATCATTTCCAATTCGTGGATATGCAAGCATTCAGGGTCTTGGGATGTCCATGCTGCAATGCGTGTGCACTTCTTACAACGTAGAAATCCTGATTCATGTATACATGAAACGACTTGGACGTAGACGTCAGTGTCGTTACAACCCTTGTGTTCTTGTACGAACTGCTCCATTGCCTTGAAGGAAATATGGTCAGCCATTATAGGTCACCCCAACTTTCTCCTACAGTGAAATCTACAGGGAACGGAACGTAGTCAGTATACTTAGCACCTTCCTCTTCCATCACGGACCTCATCATGTCGCGACATACTTCGAGGTTCTTCCTCGGCGTCTCTACGACTAGTGCATCGTGTAGAGTGAGACGGATCCAGCCAACACCTTTAAGCATTGGGCGCAGACGGATGAGAGCAGAGAGGCAGATGTCGGACGCAGTGGATTGCGGCAAGTGGGACAGAGCCTCGTTGAGAACGTCCTTTTGGTTCTGCTCAGTGATAAGATGGAACCGACGCTTCCGTCCGAACGAAGTAACCAGATCTTCACCTGCTAGCACCTTCTGTCGTGTCTCTTGCTGCCATCTGACAACGTCTGGGATGAGTCTAGTGAAGTCGTTGTAACGTCTTGTCCCTTCGCTTACTGACATGTTGTATTCCATTGCAATGGAATACGCTTCACGGCCATAGCTGATGCCGTAGAAGAATGCCTTCGTACGAACGTAGTCTTCCTTATTCCACTTGCCTACACCGAACAGTGTATCGGATAGTTCGTTGAACAGTTTGTAGTTAGGATCTGGATTACTAAGTAGCTTACGAAGGTACTCATCTTGTGCCATGGTTGCAATGCAACGAGCTTCGACGTTCTTGTAGTCACACTGCATGAAGACGTTTTCAGGTGATGCGGGAATGAACTGTCTGCGAATAGGTTTGTCACGTACGATGTTTTGCAGGTTGGGATTCTTGCTAGCCAGACGACCTGAAGTAGTTCCATGCAGCTTGTAGGTAGTGTACACTCTACCACGGTACAGACGTCTTTGCAGACCCAGGACGTAGGTAGAGAACCTCTTCTGCTCCTTACGGTAAACCAACAGCTGCTCGATAAACTTCCCAACAGGACTGTTACGTGCAACGCGTCTTTGAATTACCTCCAGGTGGTCTACGTCGGTACTCTCGGTCTGTATACCGTTGTTGTATAGGAACTCTTTTACCTGCTTGGGAGAACGAGGGTTGAATGATGGAGCTTCTGTGATTGTACACATAGAAGACTCGATTTCAAACAGCCTCGACTGGTAACTACTTTGTAGTACATTGGAGTATGTACGATCAAAAGTAATGCCATTGAGTTCAAGGTACATGAGTTGGTTAGATGCGCTAACCATGAAGTCGTGGACGCGTCGAACGTTGTCTCGAGCCATTCGCTCCGTGAACAACTCGTACAAGTCCCAAGTGCAGCCAACGTCGTACGCATTGTACTTGTAGAGTATCGGCCGAGGAATATTGGCGTAATTTCCTCCACGCGGCACATATGTTGCGATTTCGAGATCATACTGCGGGGCTCCTAGTTCCTCGACAGCTAGAACCTTAAGACCATGGATCGGTGCACCAGTACGTTCATCGAGTGCGTAGTGCGCAAGCATCGTGTCGAACCAGAGTAGTAGCGCACCCAGTGTCGGGAACAACCCTGATAGGTCGAACTTACCATTGTGGCAAATGATCTTTACGTTAAGCAGCAGGTCCTTCAGTACAGAGAGCACCACAGGGGACTGAAGCGCTTGCTCTCCAACGACGATTGCTTTGCCCTTAGCGTATCCTAAGCCGACGCAGAGCAGAGCGTAGTTGTTGGGATGATCGAAGGATACGTCCTTGTCAAGACCTGTCTCGATGTCAACGACTAGTGTGTCGAAGTTAGCTCTCAGCCACGCAATCGCTTCGAGAGCTCTTTCTTCGTCGTCGACTACATCGAAGGTGGGTGGCTGCCAAGGAGGCTTAGTGGACTCTTGTAGCTTGCCAACGTCAGTTACTAGCGCTGGAAAGTTATCTGCACTTCGGAGGCAGTACGCAGGATGCCAGGTAGGCACGACGCGCAGTACGTTAGATCCCTCCAGAAGCGAAGTGGGCTGCTTAGGGGGTCCGACGCGGAGAGAGGTGATTGCACGGTTATCATCCACCGTGACAGAAGCCGCTGTCCCGCCAAGCGCAAGGACACTTCCGACCCCCGAAGCTCGTAGTTCCCCCATGAGACGCTCACGGCAACAATTAACCGCCGCTTTAGGAGGAGTCGCATTACCTGGCGGGCGACAAAGACAAGCATTAGTAAACATCACCTCACTTGGTTTATATCCGTAGTTTTTGAGGACTGTTTTGATTAGGTGCCCCGAAGGGCCGACGAATGGCCGGCCCTTCGTAGCTTCCTGGTACCCTGGTGCTTCTCCGACGACAGCGATCTTGGGATTGAGCGGAATCAAGCTGGGAACGTAAGCGTTCTCAGGCTCGTTCAATGGACACTCTGTGCAATTCGCCAGAGGATGTCTTAGCGTGTTACGCTGCACCATGATCGGTAGACCTCTTCATTGAACGAAATGGTCGTGAGGCCGCTCGCCTTGTGCTCCTTGGTGAAGTAGTCCTTAGGCCTATCGACCTTAAGACGCGTATCATTGATACGTATACCCTGCAGGCCGTAGTTGTATGGCAACGACGTATCGATAGAACGGATGTGCGGTGCGTACTTCGATACGTAGTAGGGCTCTTTCACCCACTCGGTCGAAGCACCCAGCAAGTGGATGTCGAAGCGGTTGGGGTAACTGCTTTCGATCCAGTTCGCCATGTCGATACGAATGGACACTGGTGCAACGTGCTCTAGCAGCAGGCGTGGCAGACCAATCGTCTTGATCTCGAACTCTTCCGAGTAGCGATCGACTAGCTTTCGCAGCTCATCGATACTATCACCCTGTACTGCTCCCATGTACTGAGGCTCAGGCGATGTAGTCGTGATCCACGCTTCGCGTTCACGCAGGTACTGTGTTGCAACCTCGAACGTCTTCTCAGCGTCGTACAGTACATCAGGCAGTACCAACTCGTCTGCACGAAGACGAATCGCACGCTGGGTGAGATCTTCGTTTGAGAAAGAAACTTTCTCGTTAGCTCCGTTGTCGACGATGACGAAGCGTCCACGTGCGTGGAGTTCTCGTACGTGGTGAACGTAGTTGTCATCATCCGAGAGCTGTGCGAGAGCCATTACGATACGGCCCTCTCGCAAGTGGTTCTCAAGTCCCTTGGGTGGGATGAAAGCTTCCTTCATTACTCACCGCTCTTCATAAAGGCAGCCGACCCAAGAGGCTCGTGGCCTTCTTCGGGAAGAAGCTTCTGCAACTGCTGATTCAGAACGTACAACTTCATGAAGGTGTACATAGCGTAGTTACCCAAGTCAGCGATCTCTTCCATTGCTTCCTCGAGAGTGTTCACTTCCATGAACTTAATGGGGCCGTACTTCTCTTCGCCCATAGCATGACGCTGCTGCATCATCTTGAAGAAGAGTTCGGATGCATCATGCGTCAGGCGGAGAAAGTCCGTTGAAGCCTCAAGCGGTTCGTTACTCATTTCTTCTTCTTTCCCCAGAGTTGCGCAATGGCTTTCCAGTCCCACGAACCTCCGGGACGTTGTACACGTACTTGTGCCTTACCGATCTTCTTGCCTGAGGCCTTCTTACCGTCGCCAGTACTAGGCTGGCCGTGCTTCCCTGCCATCAGTTAGTAGCCTCCATGATGGGGTTGAAGCGTTGTTCGTTGAACTCACGCTTGTTGTCTAGCTTGATGGCCCAGTCAACGTCCTTGAAGGCCTCATTGCCCATCAGGTTGGCAAGGTAGATCAGAACGTCTACGATCTCTTCAGCCAACTCGTAACGCACGTCCTCCAGCTTGACTGAACCCCGAAGGACTTTCTTGACGAGGTTAGCCACTTCGCCAACCTCACCGGCCATGCAGAGTACCTGGTTCTCCATCAGCTGCGCCTTGCCAGGGAACCAACGCTGGCTATCAGCAGTACACTGGTCGATGAGTTGATTGAGCGTAACGTCCATCATCCGATTTCCTTCTCTTCAAGGTATCGCTTCACAAGGTCCATGTTGTACTCTATGTCGTTAGGTAGTGCACGAACGAGACTCTGCTCATCTAGCCAGTCAATAAAATCTGACAGCATCTTCTTTGCAATGTCGTCGTCAACATCTACGGCTTTGGTAACTACAATACGCACCTTCACTTGATCCCTTCCAGGAACTCTGCCTTCGCTGTCTTAGTGTGATCGGCGAACACACCCATGGTCTTCGTCGTTACCGTTGTTGCGCCAGGCATCTGTACGCCTCGAACGGTCATGCACATGTGCTCAGCTTCGAGCTGAACGATGACTCCCTTGGGATCAAGTGTTGATTGCAAGAAGTCTGTAATCTGTGCCGTGAGACGTTCCTGTGTCTGGAGCTGTCGTGCGTAGTGCTGCACGACTCGGCCGAACTTGGAGAGGCCTGCCTCGAGTAGATAAGGAACGTAGCCGATACGCGCTTCGCCGACGAACGGAATGATGTGGTGGTTACAAACGCTGATGAACGGGATCTTCTTGACGATGATCATCTCGTCCGTCTCAGCTTCGAACTTCTTCCACTTAACACAGTTGCCGTCGCAGTTCTTGCACGCAGTCAACTCGTCGAGCATGCTGAGGAAGCGTACGGGTGTATCCCTACCGTGCTCGGTTGATACACTGAGGCCAGCATGAACTGCAAGGATGTCCTCAGCGTACTCAATTGTCGTGCCATCTCCAGGCTGAAGGTGACGCTGATGTGCTACGATCTCGATACCCATTACTTCGTCGCACCTTTCCAGTTCTCCAGAGGAATACGATAGGTTACCTTGCTACCCTCGTATTTGATCTGAACGTGTGTATAGAGGCTAGCCGGCGCAGCTCTTCGATTGCCTGACCACTTCTTGCCATGAAGTGGCATTTGCTTCTGTGCAACAGGCATGTCAGACTTTCCTTACGTCGCAGGGACCTGAATGTGCATAGTGCAAGGGACAGTTCTTATTGCTACAAGGCCCCTTAATTTCTAGTAGCTCACGTTCACGATCTGCCAGAACAGACTTCACTGCTCGAACGTGATAGCAGCATTCGTGCTCCTGCTTTGGTTGTACATTACTTCCCACGAACGTCCTTCCAGAGGAGGATGTGCGTACGGTACGAAAGACCGTAGCCACGATGCACCGCACCATCGACTAGCGTCTTGGCGATCTTCATGTTCTTCTCAGCCGTCACACCTTCAGGCATGACCATCACGCGGTGCGGATCGACTCCTGCGATACTGACAAGCTCATCGATCTCGTCGAAGTCAGAAGGGTCGCGCATGACAAACTTGAACCAGGACCGCACGTCGGCGCCGAAGAACTTCAGCACCTCTGGCTTGCGTCGTAGAGCGAGTCTGTTACCTGAGTGTTCCAACTTGGGACTGACGTTGTATTGCGCTACATGTCGATCGAAGCTGTCATCAGGGATCAGCGTAGCGGCAGTCTCTACGTGAATCATGTTGCCGTAGAGCGCCAGCGTACGTGCAAGAGGTTCCAGTGCCTTACTCTGCATCATCGGTTCGCCACCCGAGATGACGATCATCGTAGGCCTGTGATAGATGTCCCAGAGACCTGCAAGTGTCTCTTCGATCTCGAACACTTCCATCTCTTGCAGGTTCTCTTTCTTCGGGAAGACATCGTGTCCAGGCAGCTGCTTGGAGACAGGGATCTCTAGCTTGTCAGCCTTCTGAGGCGTAAAGGCCCAAGTGTAAGCTGTATCACACCAGCCGCACTCGAGGTTGCAATTAGCAACTCGAACGAAGAGGCAGTGACGACCTCCTGCAGCGCCCTCACCCTGAACTGTAGGTCCGAAGATTTCGTTGATCTTGATCATTTGCTATGTCCTTCTGTTGCAAGAGTCGTTGCGAGGTCAGTGCTATCTAGAAGCTCAATGCTGCAAAGGATTCGACCGAAGCTGTCAGGATCGACTCTCTGACTAACGATGTAGTACCAGTTACCCGCGGGCGCTAGAGCCTGCGCACGCATTCTTGCAGCCTCAGCACGTACAGGCTCTAGATGAAGTTCAGGTGCATCGAAGGTCGATCCGTCACCCTTCAATAGGCGAAGGCCTTTGGGTGGAGTGTATCTATCGCCCCATCCTCGATCGACAGTACCGTGAGCAGTATCACCATCGATCCACCTCTCGATGAAAAAGGCAACTCGTGGCTTGTAGCCCTTGATCATATTGCACCCCTTACCATATGAGTTCCAAAACCGTTCCAGTGGTACATAACTTCTGCGCCGTTCGTCTTGGTTTCCTCGAGGCGGCAGATCGCATCGCACTTGTATGTACCAGCTGCCCACTCAGCGATCCACTTGGCGAGGTTCTCTACCGTAGGATCTTCCTCTACGGTAACGAGTCCTGGCAACCGCTTACCTTGGATAGGATCATCCTTAAGAGGATCGTGCAAGTCGAATACTTGCGCCCAAGGATCGTCGTTGTTCAGAATCAGGTGGTGATCGTACGTGGTGTCGATGTGCTCACGGAACTTCTTCTTCATGTCGCCGAACTCAAGCGTCTCAGCGGCACAGTTAGTAGCCATACCATCAGGACCAGCAGTTACCAACAGGACTAGTTCAAGTTGCATACTGTGTCCGTGGATCTGCTGGCACTTGCCAGGCGTGAGCGACAAGCGATGGGCTACTTCCATGTTGTGTCGGATCTTCAGTCGCATTTGTAGTACCTCCGTCATTCCCACTCAACAACATCTTCGAGGTGTGTAGCAGGCGGTAGGTACTTCTGTCCTTCGCCCGAAGCGGACTCGCCGTAGTTCTCAGCTAGTGCGTAGGCACCTGCTTCTGCCTTCTCCCGATCGAAGGGTGCTTCGCAGTCGTAGACTTGCGCCATACGCTTGCCAATGCTCAAGCCTTCGAACGGAAGGATGACTTGCGGAGTTCCGCTGCGAACGAACTCGCGCATGATACGGTCGCGCTCAACGTCACCAGTGTAGAGTGCCACGAGCAGCGGATTCCAACCGGACAGAAGCCGTATGTCTGAACGAAGGTTGAACCACCAGCGAAGCTTTTCAGCTGCCTTCGAGTTCTTGATGTCAATGTCGTACGGCTCGATATGAAAATCCGGATCGATAAGTCCGTACTTGTACGACATAACGTACACGCGGTCGTAGAACATCTCAGCGTGTGCTAGTACCAGCTGGAAGTGATGTCCAACCCATACTTCCCTCGCAGGAGCCGGATAGTCAGACTTCTGGTTAGTACAAGGGATAATGGCAACAGTTGCGCCAGCCTCCACTGGCGGACCCATACGTGCGAGGCGTACCGCTGGAGGATCGACTGGATTAGTCGTAGGCATTAGTTCCTCCGAATGATCAGTGCGTAGTCAGTTCGACCACGATGAGGAAAAGCTTGTTCGTCTTCTAGTTCGCCGAATCCTAGAAGCATGTTCTTGACTTCCTCGTACGTAGGCTTTACACCTGTAGTGTACATGAAGAGTACCTTGTCAGCCTTTACTTGCATGAGCTCCTTAAACCTACCCATTGAGTCGCGGGTAGACCAAGAAGGCAGAGGATTAACTGCTCCATGCAAAGCCTTGTTCAGTACATCGAAGTTGGCAGAGTAGACATCTTTGCCAACGACAACCTTCGGCGGATCAACCTGCATGAGATCGTATGAGCGATAATTTTCTAGCGGCCCTCCGATGGCATCGAACACCGATCCTTCATGATGCACAAAGGTACCAGGCCGATTGATCCAGGTCAAGTTGTATTCGCGAGCTCTCTGGAAGCGTGCATACAACTGTTCAATGTTTGCGTACCACTGAGTCATGCGTCCCATGAGGGTACAACGTACAATAGCTGAGCACAACGCAGCGTGATCAAACAGTGTACCTTCATCAGCCACCCAGTCGATGAAGCCTGCACTACGTTCATCAATGTTCTTCATCGCACGCGACTCGAACATCCATCCCTTGCGGTAGTGAATCTTGTCTACATTGGTCTTAGGTGCCACTGCTGCTGAGAAGACACCCTCAACGATTGCACGGCTGTAGTACTGCGTGTCCCATGACTCGATGATGCGATCAGGGAGATCG